CCCGAAACGCTGACCGACATCCAGCGCGCTGCGCGCTTCTTCTACCTGCAGAAGTGTGGTTTCGGCGGCAAGGTTGAGGGGCAGACTTTCGGCACCGCCACCACGGCTCCGGCCCGGCTCAACCTGCTACGCTTAGAAGAAGACCTGAGCGCCGTCCACCTGCGGCTGCACCAAGTGTTCATTGAGCACCTCGATTGGGCAACGTGCATCCAGCGCTACGACCGGCCGCACACTCTGTTTTATCTGGATCCGCCCTATTGGGGTACCGAGGGTTATGGCGTCGACTTTGGTCTGGAGCAGTACGACCATATGGCCGATCTGCTGCGTACCATGAAGGGCAAGGCGGCCGTCAGCGTGAACGATATCCCTGAGATGCGCCGGGCGTTCAAGGGCCTATCCATGAAGCGCCTGGCTATCAAGTACACCGTGGGAGCATCGGGCAGGGGGCGCGGGGAGCGCGGCGAGCTGCTGATCATGAATTCCCGGCTCTAGGAGACGCGCCCGGCGCGGGTTAGGCCAGGGCCTGGACTCGGCGCCGATCTCGCCTCCTGGAGCGTTTTGGATGATCGTTTTCCCGGCTTTGAAGCCCTGTTGAAGGGCTAGGCCTGCTGTGACCGGACGAATGGTACTGAACTACCGGGAAGATACGGGACTGGGCGGGAAGAAATGGGCCGCGCCCTCTGAAAACGGGCCTTTGCGAGCGATTCTGGGCCTTTGGCGGGCCGGGTGCCGCGGACGCACTGCCAGAGGCCTCTATGGGCCATTTGGGCGGGCCTGGATAGTCTGGACTGGGTGGGCTCGAATCGGGCCTGGAGCCCCGCCAGCACAGGGAAATATGGCCTCCAGGGCGGTGGCGGACGCCGTTTCGAAGCATCGACCAGGTCAGCGAAACTCGGACGGATGCGTCCAAGTTCCAGTTTGAGCGTCCGACTTCTGTAAGCGACTGATTTCATTAGGATATTTTCAAGATCGGGGGTCATCCCCGTTTTTCTGAACTCGGACGCTTTTTGCCTGAATTTTGAGCAGAAGTCGGACGCTAACTCGGACGTTTGCGGCGTCAAAAAAGCCCCTGAAACGGGGCTTTTGAAGGGGATGGAAACCCGGTCAGCGGATGGAAGCTTTAGGTCGGAAGCAGGAGAGACTGCTCGATGATCTGATGGGCTGCTTGAAGGCAACCATCACTGTTTTTTGACAACCAGATTGGGCGTGCCAAATAGTGGCTCTTTGGAAGGTCAGAAAAATCGGACACTGCCGATGGCTCACCAGTGAGAAAAATGAATATGAAAACGCCCGGAGCAGCCTCCAGAAGTCGCAGGACTTGCTCCTTCTCAGGGTTGAACAATGCGATGTGGCTCGGAAGGGGTTCATCGATTTTCAACTGAGTGTCGATTTGTACGTACTCTCCAGGAACAACGATCATAAAAATCTCCAGGACTCAGGTCGGCTTCTTGAGGATGCGGTACAGGTGGCGGCGGGTGATCTTGTGCTCTCGGCGGAGCTTGTCGAAGTCCTCACCGGCGTCGAACCGCTCGATGATAGATCGGTCTCGATGGGCTATCAAGGCGATGCGGCAGGTTGGAATGTAGATCGGGGTGCCGGCGTAGCGGTGCACCAGCTTTTCGGCCGCGCCGGGGCCAACGGTCTCAACCAGGATTTCCCACATGCGCGACGTGCCGTTGACCACCTCCGGGATCTTGAGATCGTCTCCGCCGAAGGTCTTGACCAGGTCGATGGTGGCGTCGATTCCGATCACCTCCACCAGCTCGCGCGCGGTCGCCGGAAGTTCTTCACGTGCCTGCTCGCTGCGCAGCGGAACAGTGGCGTCGAACAGGCTGTATTGAACCTGCGTGTGATCGACCAGGTCGCTCGGTTTCATCGCTGCGGCGCTCCCTTCTTGCGTTGCTCGACCGCCAGCGCGGCAGTGATGGCATGCAGCTGGTCAGGGGTTCCCCATTCGTAGAACTGCAGGCCGAACATCTGATGCGCGATGCCATCGGCGTAGGTGTCTGGCAGGTGGTCAAGGCTGATGAGCTGGGCGCGGATGCGGCGCACGAGCTTGAGCTTTTCCGGGGCGGGCGTTGGTCGAGTTGGACGGTTGGCTTTCTTTGCCGGGGCCGGCTTGAACCCGCAGGCCTTGAGGTGGTCGAGAACGCGCTGGCGGCCGGCATGGTCGAGGTCGGCGGCGCTGTCCACGCGGCCCTGCGTCCAGAGCATGGCGCGGTAGTCTTCATCGGACATGCCGAGGAACTTCTTGGCCAGGTGGATCTTGGCCAGGTCGCTGTGGCGATGGTCGCGGGCGAGCTTGCTCATTGCGGGGCCTTTACGGTGAAGTCGCTGGCCTTGGGCATCATGACCAGGCCGCGCTTCTCAAGCCATTGCTCGACGAGGATGGCGCTCAGCTCCTGGTAGTCGGTGGAGAAGCCTCCCGTCATCAGGGTGCGTCCGTCGCGGGCGTTGATGTTGCAGATCATTTTGATGCGGTCAACGTGGAGCTGCTCCTGAGCCGTTGGCATGATCGATGGCAGCGCGCGTCGGATGATTCCGATAGAGACCAGGCAGCCAACCACCGCGCCGACCGCGGCGGCCAGGACGAACATCGGGATTTGGCTGGCGATGCTCATGACGACACAAGTGAGGTGAAGAGGCTGCGTTGCCGTTGCGCGTCAGCGTTGACACGAAAGCAGGCGGGGCACAGGTGGCGATTCGGGCCGACCTGGTGTGCGTGAGAATCGCAGAGCGAACGGTCGCAGGTGCCAGAGCCGTGGATGTCGCGTGCTCGCTCGGACGGCGGCGGGCCGTCGCACAGGAATTCACCCGGCGCCAGGCACACCGTCTCCTTGCCATCGAGCAGGATGCGTGCACCGCACGGCGCTGGCAGCTTGGTGCCTTTGACGTGGACGATCCCGGTCTTGAGGCGATATATCGGCATCAGGCGGTCCTCCACGGAATCAGCGGCGCGTCCTTCGGTACCTTGTGCTTGCCGCGCGCAAGCGGGTGTTTAGGGCAGCCGGTTGCGGTCTTGCCCAGGCAGTAAAGCGGAACGCCTTCGGGCAAGTTCGTCTCGATCTCCTCAAGCACGTTGTCGAACCAGAAGGCGCTTGAATTTGTCTTGTGGGCCAGCGCGCCCCAGGCGAGTAGAACGGCACCAGCGTGTCCGACTTCCCGCGTGATGACCGACAGGTTGCTCTGTAGCGCATCTCGTGCACTCCAGTCGCTGGTCTTGTCCCACTCCAGCATGGAGAAGGCCGGCGTCGGGTTCGGGCTGCGCAGTGGGATGCCGTTTACTACCACGATGCCGCCGAAGCCATTGTGGGAAGCGATCTGGCAGGTCAGAGTGATGGTGGGGTCATCCCACAGGCCGTTGGCGAGGCTCGGGTTGAACATGACTACCAGCAGCATGGGACGGTTGTCCCACTCTCTCGTGAGAGTCCAGCGGTATTCACCCTGGGTGTGCGCTTTGCGACGGATTCCTTGGATCATGCTGGCACCTCGTTCAAGGAAAACTGGAAAACCCGCAAGTGGAATCTCAGGCCGTGACGAAATACTGTGTTGGCAATTTCAATGGAGTTGCCAATGAGAAAGCGGAAAAAAGAACCAATCGACTTCAACGCGCTGGTGAAGCTGGCTTCATCCATCGCGGACCTGCTCCGACTGCTCTTGTTGCTGAGCCAGTGACGATTGATCTTCATCACAGGACTCCGGTCAGCTGCGCGAAGCGGTTGAGGAACTGAACGCGGGCCGTCAGTGGATCGACGGGCACGACGGTCATGGCCAGCGGGGTGATGCCTGGGATGGTTTCCCACTCCCATTCGTCGCTGTGATGGGGCATGAGGTCGCGCTGCTCGGTGGCCAGCATGATGAGATCGGCCTGCTTGACCTCAGCGGGCAGCACGGCCGACAGGCCGAAGCGGGTGAGGACGGCGGCCTCTACCCGTTTCTCGATGGCCTTGTAGTCGGGCAGCAGGCGCTTGAGTGGCGCAGCTACATCGCCCACAAAGGCCTCGGCAGCATCATGCAGAAGGCCAGCCAGGGCGTACTCGGGCGCAACGATGTGGGAGACGTAGACCGAGTGCTGCGCCACGCTGTAAAACCGGCTTACATGGCCGGTGTAGCGGCAGATGTGGGACAGCGCGTGAGCGATCTCTTCGATGTCGAACTCATTGCTGTTCGGATAGATGAAGTTGAAGTACCGCCCGGCGACGGTGAGGATGTCTGGCCTCATGATGGGTCTCCTGTCCATGTCCACGTCCATTTGTCGCCCTCGAACAGCCGTTCGAACAGGCGAGCGATCCTGGGCTCGATAAGCCACTTCCAGATGCCGATCGCGCTGGTGATGGAGAAGCCGATCTGCTGCACCAGGAAGAACCAGTGGCCGTTGCCATAGCCGAATACCAGCCAGCCGGCGTTGCTGAATGCGAAGAACACCCAGCCCCAGGGTGCGGAACGGCCCTTCAAGGCCAGCAGAAGGCTGCCCAGCAGGCCGCAGGCGCTGGCCAACCAGGGCTGGGCGGCCAGGTAGAGGGTGGTCAGTTCGTGCGTCATGCTGGCACCGCCTCTTCGCGACGTTGCCATTCGATCACGTAGCCGCTGAGCGGCATGGTGTGATAGTCGGCATAGAAGTCGATCAGCTCGGATACACCGGGGAATCCGCAGGCGCGGGCGAAGCGGTGCATTGCCAGGCTGTCGAGCTGGACGCCGTCGATGAAGACAGCGGGTTCATACGCGTTGTAGGAGACAACTACCTGGCGCACGGAATCAACGCGGCCGACGCCGAGCGCGCGCTGGCCGCTGAACAGCTCCACCAGGTTGCCGCTATTGACCTTGCGCATGCAGATGGCCTGGGTGATGCGACCGGCGGCAACGTCGTCGGCGAAGCGCGGATAGAAGTTGATGACTGGCATGGCTTCCTCGTTGTGAATTTGTGGCCCGTCTCGTGGAGCCATACGGTCAGCGCCTGGTGGAAAGGAGGACACCATCACTGGCTGCGAACGTCGGTTTTCTGGCTGATGGCAACTGCCTGTACAGGTGGCGGCTGTCGCTGTTCACCGGGGCACTCAACGGCTGATCCCCACCGGCCTATCGCGCCCCTGGCGGCCGGCTGCGCGTGGTCTTAATCAGTGAACCAGTGCCAGCTCGGCAGCAGCTTGCTTGACGGCTTCGATCCAGCATTGGCGGGTTCCTTCGTCCAACTGCTGCCAGGTGAGCGCATGGCCGGCAAGGCCCTCCTGGTCAATCCGCTGGGCGTGCTTGAGGTAGGCTGCATAAGCACTGGCCGCGATCTGCTCGTAGGACTTCATGGGGTGCTCCTCGTTGCGGATGGGATGGGTTCGAAGCGACGGCAGACGGCCATTGCTGATGTAATGAAACCGCCTTCGAGGCACTTCCATTGCGTTGTCGACGGGCTTGCAAACCGCCCGTCGAAATCCTTGGTCACGTGCCGGCATCGACTGCAGCTGTCACGCTGGCCTGCGTTCTGGAAGCCCATGCCGGCCTTTGCCGCTTGTATGCTGCTCATCGCTTCGCCGCCTTGAAACGACGGACTTTCATCGGCGGGTGTTTCACCGTCCGCATGTCGTCCAGGATTACCAAGGTGCCCGTCTTCAGGCTCTTGTGGTTCACGACATGGCGACCGCACCAGAGGCTAGCCTGGAACGGGCGGCATTCGATGACCTTGCCCGCGGCATCGAGATCCCACTCCAGGAAGTCCTGGCCGTGGTATTCAAAGGTGATGGTGGAGGCCACTTTGGCGAGCCTGCGCAGGCGGGCCTGCAGGGCCTTCACGACGGTGGCCTGCAGCCGATCCTTGGTTGCGCTGGCCAGCGCGGTCTCGCACTTCTCGCGGTTCATCCAGCGAACCACCTGCAGGCGTTCGCCGACGTCGATGCTTGAGCCGAAGATCGCGCTCATGCTGCCTCCGCATTCGCCTCGAAGGGCGTGATGACGAAGTCCTCCACACCTGTGACGATGTTGATGCCGGCGATGCCGCGCACGGCGTCGGGCTCGTTGAGCATGGCTTCCTTGTTTGGCTCTTCCTTCACGCGGATGAAGCGCGCCAGGTCCATGCGCTTGAGGGTGTCGATGACGGTTTCGGCGCCGCGGATGCTCACGCTGGGCGGGCGCTGACGCCAGTTCACCTCGCCAGTAACGAAGTTGGCGGACTTGACCTTGCCGCTGTTGGTCAGCTCGTCGCGGTGCGCCTCACAGTAGGTCTGTACGCCCTGCTGCAGTGTCTCGATGCGCCCGGAGAGAGCTTCCAGCTTGGGCTGGTAGCGCTTGGTAATGGCGGCGATCTCGTCGTTCATGTCGGCCTGAGCGCGTGCGAAGTCGCGCTGCAGGTCGCCGAGCTTCTTGATGTCGGCAGCGCAGTCGTTCTGCGACTGCGGGGCGTAGGCTTGGGCCTTGGTCTTGAGTTTGGCTACGGTGGCCATGTGGTTCTCCGGTTGGGTTTAAAGGGGGTTGGAATCAGGTTTTCAGGTTGAGCTGGCCCAGCAGCTCGGGCATGGAGATGCGGCGCATGCGGCTCTCCAGGGTGAGGCTGCTGATGGCGCGGCTGCGCAGGAACTGCAGGGTGTGCTCCAGCTCTTCGGGTGTCTCGGCCATGTAGTAGCCGCTGCTGGGGTGGCCGCAGATGTGGGCGCCGTCCATGCGCAGGTCGGTGATGATCTGGCGCACCTTGCGCTCCTGCGGTTCACTCGTTACGAGCTGGCCCGTGATGCGGGCAACCAGGTCGCGCACGTGGATGCCGTTGGCCTGGCCGATGTGGTGACTCAGCTCGGTGAGCACCTGGGCAGGTGTGATCTGCATCATGTGCGTTGCTCCTGGTGTCGGCGTGCGTATTCCCAGACGGAGGCGCAGCGACCGCCGGGAAGGCGTTGGCCGTGGAAGACGATGGGGTTGGCCTTGTCGCTCTGGCGCGCGAGCTGGATGCGGCGCCAGTCGGCGGGGCTGAGCGTGGCCGGGGCGCGGTCCGGGTCATCGCTGCCCGGATACCAGGTTGCCGTGCCGCCAGGTGCGGAGCGAACGCAGTGAGCCTCGCCGCACAAGCGCAGGTTGTCCAGCAGCTTGCAGAGGCGACGTCGATCAACGGCGCCAAAGCGCTGCTCGATCAGGCAGAACTCGATGCCCTTGTCCTTGTGCTGCTGCAGCAGGCTCTTCATGGCCTCGCGCAGGATGGAGGTACGGCCGCGCGCGCCCATGTCAGGCTCCTGCCTTGAGGGTTGAGACAACGGACGCCAGCATGGCCACCACCGTGTCGATGCGGTGCCAGCTGTCCGACACGTCGACCACCAGGACGGCGCAGGCCAGGGCCATGACGCCCAGAAACAGCGGGTGGCGCAGCTCGTCGTAGCCGGGGTTGGCGGTGCGCGAGGATCTGGCCAGCATGCGGTTGGCACGGGCGATGAGCCGGCGGGCCTGCCACTCGTGCAGGGCCTGAAGTGCGCGCAGGCGCAGGCGGTTGATGGTGATCATGCGGAACCTCCCTGGAATGCGATCCAGTCCATCCAGGCGTCGTGGATGGCCAGCTTGCGGGGAACGGCATAGAAGCGCTGCAGGCGACGCGCGCGGCGCTTGATCCAGCCGATCTTGTGAAACGGGCTGCTCATGCCTGGCCTCCCTTCACCGCGGGGTTGTTGGGGCAAGCCTTGCAGGCGCGCCAGAGCTGCACGCGCACCGGGTTGGCGGTGTGCAGCGGCTTCTTGCGTTCGTCCTGGCAGATGCGGCTGGTGATCTCGCCCAGGATGGGGCAACACACGGTCTGGTTAAGCAGCTCGCCACGAATGCGCTCGGCCAGGGCATCGACGTTGCCGATGTAGCGGCCCTTGAGCGCGTTGGAGATCGTGCCGTCACTCACGCCGATGCGACGTGCAATCTCGGCCTGGGATGAGTTCTTCTTCAGCTCCAGAAGAGCGTCCAGCGCGTCCTGTGGCAGGGCCTTGGCCGGGGGTGTCTTAGCGCAGGCCATTGCACACCTCCTGCTCGCTCTCCTGGTAGGCGAATTCGCCCAGGTTGCGGTCAAACACCACCTTGCGGCGGGTGATGGCCGGCGGGTGGGCGCCTGTGTCGCGCACCAGACGGTAGCGGGCCGGGATAGGCCCCTGGGCCTCGCGCACGGTACGGAAGTAGCCAGCCTGGGCCAGCAGCGTCACGTAGCTCTTGGCCGTCTGCGCGCTGACCTTGCAGATGCTGCCCAGCGTGGCTGCCTTCTGGATGTCGCGGTGGTCGAACTCTTTGAGCGCCTTCATCGCGCGCCACATGGCGAGGGTGGCCGTGCCCTGCGTGACAGGCTTGCCCTGCTTGTCCAGGCGCGGCGTCTCAAACGAGTCCTTGAGCAGCTCGAAGCGAACCTGGGCGAACTTGGCGCGTGCATCCTGGCCTTGCTTGTTCTTCTGCTCCAGGTAGCCGGCACGTGCCAGCGCCAGCAGATAGTCCTGCATGGTCTCCAGGTTGAGCATGGGGCGGCCGCAGGCCTCCTGCAGCTCCATGCAGGTGAATTTGCGCAGCCGGCGGATGGCCTGCCACATGCGGTCGCGGGGCGTCAGCATGCCGGCCATCTCCAGGTGAATGGGTTTGCGCGCCATTACGGGGCCACCCTTCCCGGCGCACGGCCGGTGTACAGGTCCGCATTGCAGTCAGCCGGGGCTTCCTTGGCGCCCTGGCGGTCGCACCAGCGCTTGATGTTCTCCAGGTTCACCACCACGCGGCGGGTGATGCCCTGCGTCTCGGCCAGCACACGCTTCTTCAGCTCGGGGTCGATCCGGATCTCGCTGGCGTACTGCTTGGCCAGCAGGTCGAAATCAGCCGCCGTACAGGCCACGGCCGGTTGCCAGATCAGCACGCGGTTGTCGAAGCGCTCGTGGCGCTTGAGCTTGGCCGGCAGATGCTCTTCGCCGATGAGCAGGATGGCCGCGCCGCTGGCATCGTGCAGATCGCGGATCAGCTCCAGCGTGCGGCTGTCCACCACGTAGTCGACCTCGTCCACGATCAGCGGGCGGCTGCTGATTGACAGTACCTCGACGATGGCGTCTACGATGTTCGGGATGTTGCCCTTGGGCGTGATCCCGATGGCCTTGCAGATCTGCTCGGCCAGGCTCTTCTTGGTTTCAAAACTGCGGCAGCTCACATAGATGCCATTGAACCCGGCCGGGTGGCTTGCATAGGCCGCGCCGAAGCTCTTGCCCAGCCCGCTGCGGCCGTAGAAGGCGCCGATACCGGGCAGACCGGGGGCACGCGTGGTGAGCGCCTCCATCGTGGTGTGCACCAGGCTGATGTTGCTGGTGGGGGCGATCACGCCGCCGCCACTTGTGGTTGCCATCTTCTTGGTCATATACTTGAGTCCTCTTTTTCAGTTTTGAAAAACCACCCGGCCTGGCTCCTACACCTCGCCGGGTTTCTTTTTGGTCAGCCGTCCGATCCGGTGAGCACCTGATCGGCCGTCAAACCAAAAGCCTCGAAATAGCGCCGCATGGAGCCGTGCTCCGTGCCCTGCGCATACCCCTCAAACCAGTTCTTCTCTTCAGCGCTCAGCGCCTCATTGCGCTGCGTTCGCTCTTGCAACTTGAGCCAGCGCGCGTAGCGCTGTTGGGGCGTCTCCGTCAGCTGCTTCACCTGCGCCGGCTTGGTCAGGCGCTGAGCAAGTGCGGCCTGTGCGGCTTCGATCTGTGCTGCGTCCACCAAGGGAACGCCAGCGGCCTTGATCGACTCGATGGCCGGGCTGGTGTGCTCCGGCGCAGCCGCTGACGGTGCGCGCTGGATGGACACCACGTTGGGCGCCAGGGCCACTGCATCCTCAGTTCGGGTGCGGTTGATCGCGTCGATGGCGGCGCGAGTGTCGAAGCTCTTCTTGGCGTCGCGCAGGGCGCGCTTCTGATCGCGGATCACCTTGGCTTGGTGGGCACGGCGCTCGGCCGCCACTTCGGCGCTGTTGATGCCCAGGCGCTCGTAGTCCAGCGCCTCGCAGATGAACTGACCGTCCAGGTCGAACACCCAGCAGCGGCCCAGGTTGGCGTCGTCCACTTTCACCTGCACCTGCGTGCCCTCCAGGCCGCCCAGGTGCGCGTGGTTGTAGAAGCCTCCGGCGACCTTGATGCCCTTCTTGCCGATGGTGCGCAGGCCGCTTTCGGCGCTGGGGGCCAGCAGCACGTCCAGCGCTCGCTCGTCCACCGTCTTGAGCGTATGGCCTTCCATCCTCTGCAGCGGCGTGCAGCCGTCCAGGTAGTCGCGCGGCTTGTTGTCAAGGCGGGCGCAGAAGGCGTCGAGTTGGGCCTGCAGTTGCTCGGGGGTGAGGCGCAGCTCCACCGTGAAGCTGGCGTCCTTGAGAATGCGCTCGGCAAAGCCCTTGCGCGATTCGATGCCTTTGCGGTCGGCTACGCTGTGGCCGATGTAGCCGTCCAGCAGCTCGAAGAGCTGATGCATCAGCGAGCCGATGGCGCGCTCGATGTGCGGCTTCTCGTGGGGCGCGAACGGGGCGCACAGCGGGTGCTCGATGTCCAGGCCCAGCAGGGCTGTCTCCAGCGGCTGTGCTACGTAGTCAGATCCGTTGTCAGTCTTGATACTTTCCGGCACGCCAAAGAGGACGATGGCCAAACGAATCAGGCTCATGATCGCGTTGGCCCGGCTGGTGCGCGTGACGATGAAGCGGCGCCGACGCGTGTACACGTCAATCACACCCACGATGTGGTGGCGCCGGCCGTCAGCCAGCATGATGTCGCCCACCGTACTGTCCATCTCCCACTTCTGGTTGGGGCGGGTAATGCCCTCGCTGTAGGAGCCGGCGGCACTCATGTACTTGTTGCGCCAGCCGTCCGGGTTGATGGCGGCCTCGAAGGCCTGCTTGTTGTGCGCCTTCCAGTGCGCCAGCGCGCGGCGGAAGGCGCGGTCGCTAGGAAGGTCTTCAAATTGGGTTTCCAGGGCCTCGTAAATGGCCTGAGCGCTGAGGTGCGGCTTGTCCATCAGCATGGCCAGCATGGCGGTGCCCACCTCGCCGGCCAGGGCCTTGAACTGGCCCTTGCGTGCATGCTCCTTTGGCGTGATGGCTGCCAGCCCTTTCTCTTGCACGCCAACGTGCCAGGCGCGCAACGTGGTCCAGCTCAGGCGGGGAAACTGTGTGCGCAGGGCGTCTTCTACGTCTAGCCTGCCTTCGTTCCACTGTGTAGCGAAGGCGTGATAGGCCGGTGTGACCTTGCCGCCGAAGGCCTGCCAGAAGCGCTGAAAGTGCACCAGCACGCGGGCCACCGTATCCTGCCGGTCCTTGCGCCAACCGGTTACCAGCGCGGCATGACGTGTGGCAGCGGCGCGGGCCTGGGGCAAGGTGGCCACGCTGGCGCTTGGCGCCTTGGCGTCGTTGGCCGCGGCGAAGCGCGCCGCCCATTCCAGGCGCGCCGCCGGTGGCAAGGCAGCAACTGAATACTCAAGCCCGCCGCCACGCCCGGCGCGCGGCCGGCTGGGCAAGCCCATACGGGAGGCGGCTTCGCGGGCGCGGCGTTCGCTGCCAGGAAAGCCGGGGAGCTGGGCCAACTCGGCAGCTGTGGCGTAGTGGCTCATGCGCGCCCTCTCGACTTTTTTGATGCGCGACTGCAGGTTGCTGCCTTGAGGGCCGCCTTGTTCTTGGTCAGTGCCTTGGCGTGGTCGCGGGAAATGCCTGGGGCGTACCGCGATGGCCAGATCTGCTCGGCCGGAACTTCCAGCGCCTGCGCCACGAGCTGCTCGACCACCCACCAGGGACGGACCAGCACGTTCTGGATCTGCTTGTACCCATGTGCGAGACCAATACGCCGGAGTGACAAGCCCCTCTTTCTGAGGGCTGCAACCACATCAGCAGGGTGCCAATCGACTTTTTCAACACTTATTTGTGTGTTCATGACGGCGATCATAAACACATTAATGGTCATGTCAATAGGCTTCGTGCATCTTTTTGTGGGTTGATCTACATCAGGGGAAGTCCGTATCGACGATGTGAATAAAAACAGGTTGACCGGCCCACTCCATGCGCGAGAATTGGAGCAATGAACACAGAAAAAGAGACCGCAGACCACACAGATGGGGTTCCGCCGCTTGGTGGAGATCCTCTTTTCGCCGATATGGTCAGCAAGAACGTTGGGCAAAGAATCCGGGAAGCGCGCGGCTTGATCTCACAGAGGACGCTGGCTGAGCAGATCAATGTGCACGTCAACACCATCGGCAAGTTCGAGCGCGGAGAAACCGTGCCGGATGCCGTCCAGCTCTATGACATCGCCTTGGTCACCAAGACGAACCCTGCATGGCTGCTTTGCGGCGAAAAATATCCGAAAAACAGTGCCGATTCCAGCGGCGCGCTCTACTCCGGCGACGGGGGAGACCTTGCGCTTGTACCCGCCTACGGCGTGAAAGCCAGCGCAGGCAACGGAGAACATGTCAATGAAGAGCAGGTCATTGGCCGATTTGCCTTCAAGCGCGAATGGCTGGCAAGGAAAGGTTTGAACGCGAACAACCTGGCTGTGGTGGCTGCTCGCGGCGATTCAATGGAGCCGACCGTGCGCGACGGTGACATCCTGTTAGTCGACAGAAACGTTGATCGGATATCCACAGACGGGATCTACCTGATCGAACGCGAGAACGACCTGTTTTGCAAGCGCTTGCAGAGGAGCTTTGACGGCGGCGTCACGATCATGTCGGACAACCCGCGCTATGGGCCACAGCAGCTTTCAACCGACGCTGCCAGTGAGTTGAATATTGTAGGTAGAGTAATCTGGATAGGGGGTGAGAGATGAGCAACAAATCAAAATTTAAGGCGAACCTAGCACGCATGCTTTCCTTGGCACTAGTGGGGTTCGCTTCAATGCCGGTATTGGCTGAAGAAACCTGCGAAGTCATGCGCAAGGTCAACGGAGTACTGAAGGGCGTTCAGGTTCCGTGCTCACAGCTGCGTCAGCACATGTCGCCTGAGCAGCGAGCAGCCCGTGACATGCAAGAGGAGGAGCGTGCCGAGCGGCAGCGCAAGTGCGGCAAAGACTTCGAGGCCTTGCGCATCGGCATGTCTTTTGAGCGCTACGAGGAGTGCACGGAGGAGCCGAGTCTCATCGGCGAGGCCGTGACGAAGGACGGCATGATAGAAAACTACCGCGGTACGTTCTACCTGATTCGCGTCCAAAACGGTCGCATCGTCGGATACACCAGGCGATAAAGATCATGGGGGCATGTAGGTCGAGCATCCAAGGCTGGGTTTAGCGATGCAAGAACAAATTTGCAAAGTGGCGTTGTTTGGTTAGTTCATGCTACAGGAGGGAGCTATGGCGCTGAAGGACTTCAAGGTCAGGTTTTATGTTGTCAACGTCCGATCGGCTGAAGGCATTCCGCCCCTGAGAGCGCCAGGCTTGTTCTCCCAATTACACGGAAGATCTGCCGGAGGACTTTGCCCCCAGTTCAATTCAGAGAACCTAGGCTATGAGATCAGGGAACTGCATGCCCACAATCGCGGAGCCGTGTACCAAGGTGTATTTGCTACCATCAGGGATGATGCGCCGCACATCCGTGAATCTCAGGGCGGTGAGCGGGTCATTCCTCTGCGAGACGATGAAGGCATTCTTGAAAAGAACCACTTCATCTACTATGCCAATGAGTCGGTTCTCGTGTATCAGGTAAACCAGCGCGCCAGCCATCCAACTCGTTTCGAGGATTATCTGCGTGCGATGGCCGGAGCCGGACATACTGTCAGCCTAGACGACATGCTGACACGTGATGCCTGGGAGAAACTGCGCAATGGCGTCGTCAAGGAATTCGATGTCACCTTCGACGCCCCGCGCGATCCAGCTGCCTACGACCCGACCGACTTCACCGCTGAGCACTTGAACACCCTGGAACGTTCTGGCGCTGGGACAATGCGGGTGCAACTCAAGGCAACGCGTGGTCACCAGGGAATGCGCCAATGGATCAAGCAGATCACCAGACAGCTCAGCCAAGACCATCAGGTGCGCAAGCTGCAGGTGAAACTGGATGGGGAAGACTCCCCTATTGACTTATTCGCAAATGTAATTCGGGAGAAAATGACCGTTGAAATGGACGGCCGCTATCCTGATACTCGCAGAACCTTTCAGGAGCTTGAAGCGGCAAAACGTCGTGCCCAGGCTGATATAGATGCGCATTTTGGGAATTAACGCCAAGTTTGCACTGGTGGTGCTCCTCGTCGGTATCGTCGGCGGCTGGGCTGTGCACGCCTTGGGCGTTCCCCACATAGAGTCGTCTGATCTGCGGCAGATAGCGAGCACAGCGGCGCAGATCGCTGCCACGATGATCGGCTTCTTGCTGGCGGCTCTTGCCATCCTGGCGTCGATTGCGAATATGCGCCTGCTGCGGAACATGCAACGCACCGGACACTTTCAAGTTCTGCTTGGGCGCATGATCGTCGCAGCTATCTATTTTTTCTTGGCGCTGGTCTTCTGCATGACGGCACTAGTCATTCCTGATCAGGTGCCTTATGCAATTCCGATCGGTGCCGGTTTGCTCATCGCCAGTTGCTTTGCCCTGGCGGATGCCACATGGAAATTCTCCGTCGTGCTCTTCAGCCTCAAACCAGAATCCAAGCCGCTTGAACAATAGTGTGTGACCCGCGTCACCCTGTTATCAGTTACCCATGCCCGGCATGCTGCCGGGCATGCTCAGCGCAAATTCCAATCCCCTCGAAAAACAGCTCGGCCAGGCACCACGCCGCGCGGTAGACCTGATCGTCATCCACTGCTCGGCTACGGCCAGCGGCAATCCGTTGCGTCAGGGTGAGCCGGGCGAACCTGGCTACCTCAACGCCCCGCAGGTCATCAATGCCTGGCATGCGGCGCGTGGCTTCAAGCGTTCGCCGGCAGCCGTGCGCGCTTTCAGCTCTCTGCTGCCCTCCATCGGCTACCACTATGTGATAGACCTCACTGGCGAGGTGTGGTCCGGCCGACACCTTGAAGAGGTGGGCGCACACGCGGCCAACTTCAACGCCCACTCGGTGGGCATCTGCCTGGTAGGCGGTGCTGAGCGGGAAGCCCTGTACACGCCCGCCCAGTGGAAGAGCCTGCAGCAGGTGGTGGCGATGCTGCTCACCGAATACGGCATTCCGTGCGCCGCGCCCAAGCGCACCTTCAACAAGGCCTATGCGCTGGGCTACACGATGGCCGTTGGCGTCTGTGGCCACCGCGATCTGTCACCTGACACCAACGGCAACGGCCTGGTGGAGCCGTTCGAGTGGCTCAAGACCTGCCCCGGCTTTGACGTGCGCGCCTGGCTGGCGCGCGGCATGCAGCCGGAAGACAAGCACATCTACGAGGAGAAACAGGCATGAGCATGGGACGCAGTGCATTGATGGTGGCCGCAGCCCTGGGGCTGGGTTCGATTGCCGGCGCCGGCACGCCGATTGGCCAGATGATCGAAAAGGCTGCAGCGCGGCCGCAGCAACCCCGGCAGAACAAGCGCGGCGGCATCTTTGGCGGCGACGTTGACGTGCGCGCCTCCGGCAGCCGGCACCGCGCGGGCCCAGGCTGGAGTAACCGCCACGTGCAGCGCATGGCGCTCAAGAAGCGCAACCAGGCGCGACACCGCGCCGCCTGTCGCGGCCACCAACGGAGCCGCGCATGAGCTGCAAGTGCTGGTACCGCAGCAAGACCCTGTGGTTCAACGCCATCGTGCTGATGCTGGCGGTGGCCGAGTCACAGCTGCAGGTGCTGCAGGGCGTTCTGCCTGGCGGCCTGTACGCCTGGCTGGCATTTGTGCTGCCGGTAGGCAATGCGGCGCTGCGCTTCATCACGACCACGGCCATTGCCGTTAAGCCGGTCAAGCAGGAAGCATCGAAGGACTGAGCAATGAGCACTGCCGCGCGCGCCTTGGTCAGTCTGGTCTTGCTGCTGCTGGTGGCTGGCGCTGCGTATTGGGCCGGTGATCGCCATCGCAACAACGCCTGGCTGGCCGATCAAGCCAAATCTGAACGCGATGCGCACGACAAGTACGAGGCTGAGGTGAAGCGCGGGAACGACGCCGCAGCAAGTTTTCTTGAATCCCTGGCAGACCAGGAGGACCGATATGCACAGCTTGAAAACAGGTTTGAAGCGCTGCGCAAGCGCATTCCGTTGCTGGTGCCGCCGGGTGCTGCGCCTGCAGCCCAGGCAGCTGCCGCTGGACCTGACTCCTGTGTCAATCTGCCAGGCGCGCCAGCGCAAGTTGATGGTGTGGCTGTCCAGCCTGAGCTGTCTCTTGGCGCTGTCTGGATGTGGAACAGCGCCCTCGCAGGAGCAGACGTACCCGCCGGTGCCTGCGGAGCTGATGCGCAGACCGTCGAAGCCTGTGCCGCTGGTTCCGGCCTCACCACCGCCGACGCCTGGGACAACCACACCGCCAACGCCAAAAGCTGCGCCGCAGACAGGCTCCGGCTTGAGCGCCTGATCGACTACCTGGAACGCCGCCAGCCAGCTTCCCACTGACTTAGAAAGAACAACGTGACGCTCGAACTCAACGCAGGAAACCTGATCGCCATCGCGGTGGGATTTGTCGGCGCCCTATGGGCGCTGCTCAAGGTCTTTGCCGTACAGCACGAAAAGGCCCTTGAAGCCCGCTTCAAGACGCTCAACGAGAGCATGACTGGCATCAGGACCAGTCAGGCGCGCGAACAGGAGAACACCCTGCGCATCGAACGCGAGCTGATGCAGTTCAAGGCCGATCTGCCGCGCGACTACGTGAGGCGTGAGGACTTCATCCGCGCGGTGGGCACCATCGAGACCAAGATCGACAACATGGCGCTGCGCGTTGAGCGCGCGGTGCTGAGCAAGGGGGGAGACGCATGATGAACGCAGCAATGCTGAAGATCCGGCGCGAGGCCATCCGCTGGCACCTGCTGGCGGCCATCAACATTTCGCGGCCGCAAGGCATGTACACCCCGGCGCTGCTGCCGATCATCCAGTCGGTCTATCCGGATTCGACCGAGCACGAGCTGCGGCGCGAGCTGGACTACCTGGAAGAGCGTGAGCTGGTGAAGATCCACCGCGACCAACTTGACCGCTGGATGGTGGAGCTGACGCGCTGGGGCGTGGACGTGGTGGAGTACACCGTGGAGTGCGATCCCGGCGTGGCCCGGCCGCGCATCACCCACGGCTGAGGTGCGGCCATGCCCAAACGCTCGAAAGTGGAGGCCTTGCCCAAGGCGCTGAAGGAGTGGCTGGATGCCGAGTTGGTGAAGCGCGGCTTTGCCGACTACGAGCAGCTCGCTGCTGATCTGCAGGCCCAGGGCGCCGATGTCAGCAAGAGCAGCTTGCACCGCTATGGCAGTAAGTTCGAGCTGCGCATGGCACAGCTCAAGAGCAGCGTGGAGCAGGCCAAGGTGCTGGTGGCCGCCAGCCCGGATGACGAAGGCGCCATGAACGAGGCACTGATTCGTCTGACGCAGGAAAAGCTGTTCAGCGCCCTGGTGGAGCTGGACATCGACCCGCAGAGCGTGCCCCTGCCCAAGCTGACCAAGGCCATCGCGGATCTTGGACGATCCAGCGTGACGCAAAAGCGCTGGCAGGCCGAAGCCCGCGTCAAGGCAGCCGAGCGCTTGAAGGAAGTGGAAGCCCAGGCCAAGGCCATGAAGGGCGAGACGCGCGACGTGGCGTTGGAGATGCTGAACAAGGTGCGTGCGGTTTATGAAGGGGCGCTGTGATGAGCTGGGCGATGCGCGAGCCGGATCAGGAAATCATGTGGCAGGTCGGCTTTGCGCCGAATCCGTTGAACTGGGTGTGGCTGCCTCGCCTTGAGCGGAAGGCGCCGGAGGGCTGGCGCGGTTATTGGTCGTTCACCTGGCTGTTTTTTTTCGTCGCGCGCGGCTGGAGGTTCGTGTGAGCCAGGCCCTGCTCTATCCCTACCAGGTGCGCTGGCTCAAGGACAAGGCCCGGTTCAAGCTCGGTCGCTTCGCGCGCCAGACCGGCAAGACCTTCACCACCACGCTGGAGATCGTGGACGACGTGCACGAGGCCGAGATCACGAAGGCGCGCGCGCCCTGGGTGATCCTGAGCCGGGGTGAGCGCCAGGCGCAGGAGGCAATGGAAGAAGGTGTGATGCGCCACAACGCGGCCTATGGTGCCGCGCTGAAGGTGGCGCGCGAGGATACCGAGTTCTATGACGAGGAATCCGGCATCCGCCGCCGGGCGCTGCAGCTCATCTACCCCAACGGCAACAAGATCACCGCACTGCCAGCCAACCCAGACACGGCGCGCGGCTTCTCGGCCAATGTGTTCCTGGACGAGTTCGCCTTCCACAAGGACAGCCGCAAGATCTGGACGGCGCTGTTCCCGGTCATCAGCGCGGGCTGGCGCCTGCGCGTGACCAGCACGCCCAACGGCAAGGGCAACAAGTTCTATGACCTGGCCGTGGCCAATGACACCATCTGGTCGCGCCACGTGGTGGACATCTACCAGGCCATCGCCGACGGCCTGCCGCGCAACGCCGAGGAGCTGAAGGCCGCGCTGATGGACGACGACGCCTGGGCGCAGGAGTTCGAGCTGCAATGGCTGGACGAGGCCAGCGCCTGGCTGAGCTACGACCTGATCAACAGCGTGGAGCATGACCACGCCGGCATCCCGGACCACTACACCGGCGGCCCGTGCTTCGTGGGGGTGGACATTGCCCGGCGCAGCGACAACTTCGTGATCTGGGTGGACGAGCTGGTGGGTGATGTGCTGTGGAACCGCGAGACCATCGTGAAGAAGCGCATCAGCTTCGCCGAACAGGACGCCCTGCAGGACGACGTGGAGCGCCGCTACAACGTGGCGCGCTACTGCATGGACCAGACCGGCATGGGCGAGAAGCCAGTGGAAGATGCCAAGCGCCGCTACGGCGCCAACCGCGTGGAGGGCGTGCTCTTCACCGGGCCGAACAAGCTGACGCTGGCCACGCTGATCAAGCAGAGCTTCGAAGACCGCAAGAGCCGGATCCCGATGGCCGATGAGAAGCTGCGCGCGGATCTGCACCGGGTTCGCAAGATACCCAGCCCCACCGGCGCGCCGCGCTTCGACGCCGACTCCGACGCCAACGGCCACGCCGACCGCTTCTGGGCCAAGGCTCTGGCCTGCCTGGCGGCGCACGGCAACCTGGGGCCGGTGCATGTTTCCAGCCGCTCCACCCCCGGATCACGGCCGGTTTCCAGCCAACTGGCGGGGTACCTGTCATGACCCGCAATTGTGAGCATCTACTGACATTTGGGCCGAGCCGCTTTAGGGCGATTTTTGGGTCCGATGGCACCCCAGGTACCACCCAGCCCGTTTGCGCCGTTTTTAAAAGGGGACGAAACCCCTCCATTTCGATCCTGGTGGGCCATGTCCACCCCCGGAGGACACCATGAGCCGAGGTTTGTACATTTCCCCGACCGAATTTCGGTCTTTTGCCGACCAGGCTGACCCCATGAACGGCGGCCTGGCCGGCCAGATCGCCACGCGCCTGGCGGCCGGCGACATGACGTCGTTTTTCGGCCTGTTGCCCAACCCGGACCCTGTATTGAAGGCGATGGGCAAGCACATCCCGGTCTACCGCAATCTGCTGGCTGACCCGCTGGTCATGGGCGCGCGCCGACGCCGTACAGCTGCTGTGCTGTCTATGGAGCGCGGCTTCGATGCCGAGGAGAGCCGGCACACCCCGGTGCGGGTGATGAAAGCCGTGGAGGCAGCCTTTTCCCGACTGGACCTGCAGCGCATGGTGCGCGACTTGATCGACGGCGCCTTCTTCGGCTACCGGGTGGCCGAGGTGATGTGGGGGTCGGCCGATGGCATCGTGGCGCCGCTGGACGTGATTGCCAAGCCCAGTGAGTGGTTTGGCTTTCACGCGGAGGACTCGCGGCTCAAGTTCAAGCCCCTGGGCTCGGCGGCCGGCCAGGACGTGCCCGACCGCAAGTTCGTGGTGGTGGGCAAGATGCGCAGCTGGGAGAACCCGTATGGCGAGCCGGATCTAGCCGCCTGCTTCTGGCCGGTGACCTTCAAGCGTGGCGGCCTGAAGTTCTGGGTGACCTTTACCGAGAAGTACGGCATGCCCTGGGCTGTGGGCAAGCTACCCCGCCAGGCGCCGAAGACGGACGTGGATGACCTGGCCGACAAGTTGGCTGCAATGGTCCGCGACGCGGTGGCCGTGGTGCCGGACGATTCCAGTGTGGAGTTCCTGACCACCCAGGGCAGCACCAATGCAGATCTGTACGAGCGCCTGCTGATGTTCTGCCGCAGCGAGATCAGCGTTGCGCTGCTGGGCAACAACCAGAGCGTGGAGCTGCAGAGCAACAAGGCCAGCGCCCAGGCCGCCCAGGGCGTGGAGGCATCGCTGCGCGATGACGACGCGCAGATGGTAGCCGCCGGTCTGAACCAGCTGGCGCGCTGGATCTGCGAGGTTAACTTCCCCGGCGTCACGCCGCCTGTCTACCGCTTCTGGGAGCAGGAAGAGGTGGACGAAGTGCAGGCCGGGCGCGACGAGAAGCTCTTCAAGGCCGGCGCGAAGTTCACCAAAGCGTACTTCCAGCGCGCCTACAACCTGGAAGAAGGTGACCTGGCGCCAGAGCCTGCACCGGGTGAGCCGGCACCGGGCGTGCCTGGCCAGGTTGCCAGCTTCGCCGACCCGGCCACCGACGTGCTGCCGGCGGACCAGGCTGCACTGGACGCCGCCATCGAGCAGCTCCCGGCTGACGCCATCCAGGCCGCCATGAAGAAGCTGCTGATGCCGGCACTCAAGTCCATCGAGCAGGCCGAGACGCCCGACGAGGTGCGCCAGGCGCTGGCGGACGCCTGGCCGGAGATGGATGCGACCGACATCGAAGATCTGATGGCGCGCGCCTACTTTGTGGCGGATCTGGTGGGCCGTGACAGCGCGGCCGAGGAGGCTGCTTGAGCGTCAACGCGGCCGACATTGGGTATGCCACCAGCCTGGAGCCCAAGGACGCCATTCGTTTCCTGAGCGCCAAGGGCGCGCAGATCTCGGGCGACTGGACGCAGTGGCTCGATGGCCAGCACGCCCGTGCCTTCACGGTGGCCAACGTCACCAAGCTCGATGTGCTGCAGGACATCCAGGACTCTCTGGCCAAGGCGCTCAAGAGCGGCCAGACCCTGCAGCAGTGGAAGGACGGGCTGGTCCCCGAGCTGCAGCGCAAGGGCTGGTGGCAGCGCCAGGGCACCACGGCCGAGCTGCAGGCGGCCGGCCGGGTGGATGCCCAGGGCGTCATCGCCAAGGGCCTGACGCCGCACCGCCTTAAAACCATCTTCCAGACCAATATGCAGAGCGCCTACATGGCCGGGCGCTATGAGCAGATGATCGAACAGTCGGAGGAGCGGCCGTACTGGCAGTACGTGGCCATCCTGGACGCCAAGACGCGGCCGGCGCACCGCGCGCTCAACGGCAAGGTGTTCCGCTACGACGACGCAGGCTGGCAATCCTTCTACCCGCCCAACGGCTTCAACTGCCGCTGCCGGGTGCGCAACTTCACCCGGACGGAGATCGAACGTCGGCAGATCCCGGTGAGCAGCACCGAGGGCAAGCTGCGCCAGGTGCAGGTGCCGCTGAAGAACGGCGAGACAGCCACCGTCACGCGCCTGGTGGACAAGAGCCTGCCTGGCGGGCGATTCCAGCCCGACGCCGGTTTCAGCAACAACCCGGGGCTCAACGCCTGGCAACCGCGGCTGGAGATGGCAGATGTGCAGCTCTCGCGCCGCTATATCGACACCGCCATGCAGGGACCGGCGTTTGAGCAGTTCGTGGCCGGCAAGACTCAGGGGGCATTCCCCGTTGCGGTGCTGCGCGCGCAGGAGCGCCAGGCGCTTGGCACGCAGGCGCAGGTGGCCTACCTGAGTTCGGAGACGCTGGGCAAGCAGCTGCAGCGCCACCCGGAGATCGGGCTGGAGGACTACCGCAAGATCGCCACCATCGTGGACGATGGCGATGTGTACCAGCAGGCCGGCAACCGGCTGATCTACCTGCAGGAAGAAGGCTATGTTTATCGCCTGGCGCTCAAGGTGGCGCGCGACGGTATGGAGCTGTTCGTGCTGAGCCTGTTCCGCACCACGAAGGCGGCCGCGCGCAAGGAAGTGGAAGGCAGGCTGAAGAAGCTGAGGTGATACAGCCGGCGCGATAGACCCCCTATCGCTAGCCCTCATTGCGCTAGACGGCGCAGGGTCGGAAGGTGTTCCGACGCCGGCTGCAGGAGCAGTTTACATGATCGAAGCCAAACTTGTGTACGAGCCCGTCTTGCGGGCCATACGCCGCGCCGCGGACGAGATGGGAAACAGCCGCCCTCTGATGCGCAGCGTGGCCGGAATCATGATGCGCGCGGTGGAGGACAACTTCGAGCAGGAGGGCCGCCCGAAGTGGAAAGACCTTCACCCCGGCACCAAGCTCTCACGATCCAAGGACGGCACCTGGCCAGGCAAGATCCTGCAGCGCAGCGGCGGCCTGGCCAGTTCCATCCAGCAGCAGTTCGACGAGCGCAATGCCATTGTCGGCACCAACAAGGTGTACGGCGCGATCCAGAACTTTGGCGGCCGCACCAAGGCGCACGTGATTCGCGCAAAGAACAAGCGCGCGCTGTCGTTCGGGGGCATTGTGGTAAGGTCAGTGAACCACCCGGGCAGCGAGATTCCAGCACGCCAGTTCTTGCGCTTGACGCCCGGCGACCTGCGCGAGATCATGGGCGCTGCTCAGCAGCACTTCAACAAGGCCCTGGCCCGCAACGGGCTGCAAAGCAACTGAAGCCTCTGTTTGAAATGCTGCGCAAGACGTGACTCGCGTCACTCTGCGCGCAGCGATGTCCAACCCCGACAGTCGGGGCTATGGCATCGATCCACATTCACCGACCCGGTAAGTACAAAAGCGCCGAGGGCGTCGATTTCGAGATCACCCCGGAGATCCTTTCCGAGGTGGCGCAGACTTACGACCCCTCGAAGTTCGAGGCCCAGCTGGTCATTGGCCACCCGCGCATGGATGCGCCGTCCTTCGGCGGCATCCGTGCGCTGAGCTTCGGTGGCGCCGGCCTGGAGGCAGAAGCCGACCCGACTGACGACGCCAAGGATCTCGTGGCCAAGCGTCACTTCAAGAGCGTCTCGGCCAGCTTCTACACCCCCTCCGCCCCCAACAACCCGACTCCCGGCAAGTGGCACCTGCGCCACGTCGGCCTGCTGGGTGCCACGCCGCCGGCCGTCAAGGGTCTGCGCGCACTCAGCTTCGCCGAGGCCGAGGAAGGCGTGCTGACCTTCGGTGAGCTTCCGGCCTACGCCGGCCTCACGGTGGCGGGCCTGTTCCGCGGCCTGCGCGACTGGCTGCTGGCCAAGGAAGGCCAGGAGGTGGCTGACCGCGTGCTGCCCGACTGGCAGGTGGAGGGCTTGCGCTCCATGAGCCAGCGTGCCGACGAGAAGCCCGACTCCGAAGAATCCCCAGGCGGTACGCCCGCGCTCAGCTTTGCTGAGCCGGGCAAGGCCGCAACCTCTTCTCAACCCTCCAAACAGGAGAAAGTATCGATGAAAAACGCCGAAGAGCTGCGAGCCGACCTGGATGCCGCCAACGCCAAGTTGCAGGCCATGCAGGCCGCAGACAAGAAACGCGCCGCTGACACCCGCCACGCTGAGCACCTCAGCTTTGCGGAGGGCTTGGTGGCAGCGGCCAAGTGGCCCGCAGGTGCCAAGGATGTGCTGGTGGCCACGCTGGACCACCTGGCTGAGCCGCAAGTGGCGGACCAAGGCGTGGTGAGTTTCGGCGAGGGCGACGCTGCCAAGCCGCTGCACCAGGCTCTGCGTGATCAGCTGCAGGCCATGCCCGCGACCGTGAGCTTCGCCGAGGTTGCAACGAAGGGCGGCGGTGCGGGCGGTGCACTCACCAACCAGCAGGTGGCCGACCGTGCCGCCGCCTACCAGAAGCGCCGCGCCGGCGCGGGCCAGAACATCACCCTGTCCGAAGCCGTCGATGCCGTGAACGCCGGCACCGACAAGGACTGACCCCCTCTCAATCACCAGGAGCAAGACCTATGCGCAACCCCGGTTTGCAAAAGAACTACTCGGCCGAAGCGGCCATTGCTGCCTATCGCATCGTCAAGTTCGGCGCTGCGGACGGCGGCATCCTCCAGGCTGCGGCCGCCGCCGACAAGCAGATCGGCGTGACCGATCGCATCGCGGCCACCGAGGCCGGCGACCGCATCGACGTCATCCGCACCGGCATTGCCGAGGTGCAGTACGGCGGCGCCGTTGCCGCTGGCGACCTGCTCACGGCAGACGCATCGGGCCGCGCCATCGTTGCCACGGCCGGCGCCGGCGCCAACGTGCGCGTCATCGGCGTGGCCGAGGTGGCGGGCGTGGTGGACGACATCGGCTCGATGCTGATCATGCCCGGCTCCTTCCAGGGCTAAGCCGGCACAACTGAACCCACACAGGAGAACCCATGAGCACCAATACCGCTCCGTTTACCGTCCAGCCCAAGCTGACGCAGATCGCGATGGCCGTCAAGCCGCAGGGCCTGATTGCCGACATCGTCTGCCCGCGCATCATCGTTCCGGGCGAGAAGTTCATCTACACCAAGATGAGCACAGAGGAAGCCTTCACCATTCCGGACACCCGCGTGGGCCGCACCGGCGCGCCCAATCAGGTGGAGTTCGGCGGCGTCGACGTGACCGACAGCACCGAGGACCACGGCCTGGACGATCCGGTGCCCAACAAGGACGTGAAAAACGCCGAGGGCACCAACTACGACCCCCTGGCCGCCGCGGCCGAGCGCACGGCCCTGCTGGTTGAGCTGGCGCGCGAGAAGCGCGTTGCCGACTTGTACTTCGCGCTCAACACCTACGCCGCCAGCCTGCGCTCGACGCTCAGCGGCACCAGCCAGTGGAGCGACTACACCAACAGCGACCCGGTGGCGGCCATCCTGGCAATGTTCGACAACATGCTGGTGCGCCCGAATATCGGCGTGTTCGGTCGCGCGGTCTGGACCAAATTCCGGCAACACCCGAAGGTGGTGGCGGCCGTGCTGAATGCCGGCAAGGGCACCGGTGGCGCCGCGGCTGCCGGTGCGATCGGGCGCAAGGCTGTGGCCGACCTGCTGGAGCTGGACGACATCATCGTCGGCGAGAGCTTCGCGAACACCGCCAAGAAGGGCCAGGCCGCCTCCTACGCCCGCCTGTGGGGCAAGCACGCCGCCTTCCTGCGCATCGACCCCAACGTGCGCGACCCGCGCGCCGCGCTTCCCACCTTCGGCTTCACCGCCCAGTGGGGCGAGCGCGTGAGCGGCACCATCGCCAACTCGAACATCGGCCTCGACGGCGGCCAGACCGTGCGCGTTGGCGAGCACGTGAAGGAGCTGATCTGCTTCCAGGAAGTCGGCACCTTCTTCCAGAACGCGGTGGCCTGATCGACGGTCGTACTGCTCACTCCCAGATCAAGGGTGGCCGTGGCCACCCTTTCTGGGTGAAAGAGTCCGATTCAAACAGGAGTTGAAATGCCCAAATTCAAAGTCAAAAGCCCCCTGAACCACGACGGCAAGGACTACAAGGTTGGCGAACAGATCGACTTGAGTGATGAAGCTGCTGCGCCGCTGCTGGGCCACACCCTCGCCCTGCCCGGTGAGGACGTGGTGCAGAAAAAGCACGTCCAGGTGGTCGCAGCCAGCGATGGCGAGGCCGAGCGCCTGGCTGAACTGCGCGAACAACTGACGGCCGACCAGGCGGCTCTCCAGGCCGACCGCGAGCAGCTCGCGGCCCAGCAGCAGGAGCTGCAGCAAGCGCAGGAGCAACTGGCCGTTGCCCAGCAAGAACTCGATGCTGGCGTGTCGAAGCTAGCAGCCGATCGCGCCGAGTTCGACAAGACCGTCGCCAGCGCGCGCAAGAAGTAAAGAACCAGGCTTCGACGTACCACTATGCCCTACGCCACCCCTCAGGATCTGATCGACCGCCTCGGCACGCGCGAGGCGACGATGATCAGCGACCGCGCCGGCATCGGCCAGCCTGACCTGGTTGTGCTGGCGAGTGCGCTGGCAGGGGCGGAGGATGAGGTAAACAGCTACGTGGGGCGCCGCTACCAGCTTCCCCTGTCGGACGGCAATGGTGTGCTGGCCACGGCGCCTTCGGTGCTGCAGCGCCTGACGATTGACATTGCTCGCTACCGGCAGACCGGCACCGAGATCATGGAGACGGAGACCATCCGCAACCGCTACAAGGATGCGGTGCGCATGCTGGAGCAGATTGCGGACGGCAGGATCAGCCTGGGTGATTTGCTGCTGGCAGGCGCTGGCCGACCGGCAGCCGTGGGCGGCGTGACGGCTGCACGCACGGGCAACAAGGTGTTTGGTGACCTGTCGGGGGTGCTATGAGCAGCCCCATTCTGCTGATCGAGCAGGCCATCGTGCAGCAGCTGCGTACCGTGCCTCGTTCCTACAAGCCGCTGATCGAGAGCTATGCGGCCCAGCTCGACGACGAGATGTTCGGCTGGATTCGCACCCTGCCGGCCGTCTGGGTGACTTTTGGCGATGTCAAGAACGTGCAGCGCAAGGGCGTGCACAGCTACATCCACAGCGGCACCTTCGAGGTGCTGAGCGCGCAGCGCGCCCTGGGCGAGAACGCCGGGCGCATGGCCGGTGAGGCCCGCGCAGACAGCCTGGGCGTGTATGAGCTGCTGGAGCACAACAAGCTGGCCCTGGTCAACCAGAAGCTGGGGCTGCCCATCGACCCGATCACACCGGGGCCGATTCGGCCTGTGATGAAGGGCATGGTGAACAACCACGCTGTGGTGATCTACGCCCAGGAATTCAGTACCCGCTGGATGGAGGTCTATCCGGACCCGGATTCCGTGCCGGCCGGCGAGCTGGTGAGCGTAGGCCTGGAGTACTTCCTGAAGCCGCAGCATTCGCACCCCGGCGATCCGCCGGACAAGACCGACACGCTCACAACCAGTACCTGAAGAGGAAGCCCATGAAAGTCATTGCAGCCGAAGGCCTGAAGGTTCCGACCGAAGGCAACCCGCGCCAGTACATCACTGATGCGCAAGCGGTGGAGATCGAGGTCACTGCCTATTACCTGCGCCGCCTGGCTGACCGCGAACTGAAGGAGGTGGCCGCCGGGCAGGCGGACCCTACCGACAGCGGCTCAGCCGCGTCCAAGGCCGGCAAACCCGCGGCGAAGTGAGGTCGTTCTTCCGAGCGCCCGCTTACACCCACAGTCAATCCATTCACTGAGGACAGAGCAACATGGCCAGCCCCAACATCAGCTTCGACAGCATTCCCAGCAGCATCCGCAAGCCGGGCAAGTACTTCGAGTACAACAACAAGCTCGCGGTGCGCTCTTTGCCTACCAACCTGCAGCGCGTGCTGGTGGTTGCGCAGAAGACGGCCGCTGGCACGGCTACCGTCAACCAGGTTGTCCAGGTGTTCGACAGCGAGTCTGCTGCAGCGCTTTTCGGCCGCGGCAGCCAGGCACACCGCATGGTGATGGCAGCGCTCAAGGCCAACCGCTACGCCCAGCTCTTCGTGCTGCCGGTGGAAGATTCCGGTACCGGCGTGGCCGCGTCGGCCACGCTGACGGTGACCGGCAACGCCACCACTTCCGGCGCCGTCGGCGTGAATGTGGCCGGCGTCGATCTGGTGGTGCCGGTGACCACGGGAGACGCCGCGGCCACGGTGGCGGCCAGCATCAAGGCCGAACTGGACAAGCTGGTGGATCTGCCGACCACCCACGCGGTGGCCGGCGGTGTGGTGACGCTGACCCAGCGCAACAAGGGCACCGTGGGCAATGCACACCGCATTGCGGCCAGCAGCTCGGCCTCCGGCATTGCCGTCGCCGTTGTGGCCTTCGCGGGCGGCCTGAACGATCCCAGCCTGGCTACGCCGCTGGCGGCGGCTTTCACGGGCGGCCACGAGATCCTGGTGGTGCCGTATGCCAGCGGAACGCCGCTGACGGATCTGCGCACGCACCTGAACGCGGTGAGCGGCCCGATGGAAAAGCGTCCTGCCATTGGCGTGTACGCCAGCATCGGAACGCTGAGCGCGGCCACGACGCAGGCGCTGGCGCTGAACAGCGAGCGCATGACACACGGCTTCCTGAAGAACGGCATTTCGACGGCCGAAGAACAGGCCGCCGGCTACGCCGCGGAGATCGCCTTCGAAGAAGATCCGGCACGGCCGTTGAATACGCTGGTCATTGCCGGCCTCACGGTGCCGGCCATTGCCGACCGCCTGAGCCGCACCGAGCAGGAGACCTGCCTGGCCAACGGCGTGACGCCGCTGGAGTGGGGTCCGGGTGACGTGGTGCAGATCGTGCGTGCCGTCACCACCTACACGGTGAACGCGGCCAACGTCACCGATGTGAGCTGGCTCGACCTGACCACCATCCGCACGATGGACTACGTGATGAAGGCCATCCGCACGCGCATCGAGCTGCGCTTCCCGCGCGACAAGCTGAGTGCCAAGACGCCCGCCCGCGTGCGCAGCGAGATCCTGGATGTGCTCTACAAGCTGGAGGAGCTGGAGATCGTGGAGAACGTGGATCTCTGGAAGGACGATCTGGTGGTGGAGCGTGACAGCCAGGACAACAACCGCCTGAACGCCAAGATTCCGGTGGACGTGGTCAACGGCCTGCATGTGTTTGCGGGCCGGCTGGACCTGATCCTGTGATCCTGAAAACGTCTTTTGAAAGGCATTGAAACATGGCACTCATTGAATACGCGGGCGCCGCCTCGCTGGAGGTGGACGGCAAAGAGATCGAGGTCACGAAGATCGGCGTGAAGACCGTGACCGGCCGCCGGCCGGTGAAGACCATGAACCGGGATCTGCGCGCCAAAGGCTTTTCTCGCGGCATCCAGACCTACGACCTGACGGTGACGGCAGTGATCCCGCTGACGGGCACGCCCATTGACTGGGAGAACATCGAAGGCGGCAAGGTGACCGTGCAGCCTGTGGGTGGCGGCCAGCGCTACAGCTACCTGGATTGCTTCTCGACCGAGGTCGGCGAGCAGTACCAGGACGAGGGCGAAGCCGTGATCGACATCCAGCTGACTGCCCTGCGAAAGGTGAAGGAATGACGACTTCCCTGCGCGACATGCGCCAGGCGGGCAAGCTGGACTCCGGCGTGGAGGTGGACGGCACCACACACCGCGACTTCGAGCTGCGCCTGCCCACGGTGCAGGACAACATCGATGCCGTGGACGAGGTTGGCTCGCACAACGGCGTGGCGCTGAGCGCAGCCATCTTGCAGCGCCAGCTGGTGAAGCTGGGCAGCCTGAAACCTGCCCAGATCACCTTCGACCTGGTTGCCGACATGCACCCGGCCGACTTCAACAAGCTGGAGAAGGCAGCGGCCGAACTGGAAAAAAAGCGACTCGCCGCCGCGAACCCGGAATCGACTGGTACCGAGTCCGGCTCGGACTCGTCCAGCGTGCCGGGCTGAGCTGGACTGAGAGCGCGCAGGTCACTTCGGTTGAGGCCCAGTTGATCCTGCAGGCGGCCACTCAGCGTGGCGGCGGCGGCACGACAAAACAGATCAAGAGTCTGCGCATAGGCAAAGGCGGCGCCAGGCGCAAGAAAGCATCAGCCCCCTCTGAACGGAAAGAAACAAAGTGACCCAGGATATGCGCGTTGCCCTCGTCACCAGCCTGAACGACAGGCTGGTCGGGCCGCTGCGCAGGTCGCTGGATGAGGTGGAGAAGAACCTTAAGGACGTAGAGAAAGAGCTTTCCAAGGTCACCAAGAGTAGCCAGGCAGCAGGTCAATCCCTGGCCGGTATGGAAGGGCCTGCCAAGGCGGCTCGCCAGACAGCCGAGCTGGGCCGAAACACAGAGAACGCCGTGCGCCTGGCTGAGCGACTGCAGCGGGCATGGAGCGCCACTGGCAGCGTGATGAACGGTGTGGTGAAGGGCATGGCTGCTTACCAGGCTGCGCGCTATGTAGTGGCGCCCGCCTTGCAGCAGGCACGAACCTACGACCGTCAGCTGGCAGATACAGCAAACACCGCGTTCGCCGACCGCGACCTGGCTGGACGGCGTGCAGGGATGGGGGAGCTGGATGCGGCAGTGACGGCCGCTCTGCGCGCTGGCGGTGGAAAGCGGGAGGACGTGCTGGCGGCGCTCAACGATATGCTGGCCAGCGGATCTGTGACGGGCGGCCAGGCGCAGAGCCTGCTGCCGACCATTACCAGGTACGCCACGGCCGGCAATGCGTCTGTGACCGAGCTGTCCAATATCGTGGTGCGGGCCCTGCAAAACGGTTTCAAGGAAGCCGATATCCCCAAGGTTCTGGACATGGCCCTGGCCGCTGGCCAGAAAGGCGGCTTTGAGCTGAAGGACATGGCGCGCTGGTTGCCCAAGCTGCTGGCCGCCGGCCAGATGAGCGGACTTGGCGGCATGGAGGGCTATGCACGTATTCTGGCAAGCGCTCAAGGCTCGGTGATTACCGCCGGCAGCAAGGACGAGGCCGGTAACAACCTGCTGAACCTGCTGCTCAAGATCAATTCTCCCGACACGCAGCGCGACGCGAAGAACATGGGCATCGACCTCGCTGGATCGCTCGCCAGTGCCCGCGCCAAAGGGGTTAACTCGCTCGATGCCTTTGTGAACCTGGTGGAGCAGATTGCCGGCCGCGACACACGCATGGTGTCTTTGCGCAAGCAGGCTTCGGCCGCTGGCTCTGATGAGGAGCGACGTGCCTCGCTGACAGCCCAGGCCGACATCCTGCAGGGCTCGGCCATCGGCAAGATCGTGCAGGACCGTCAAGCGTTGCTGGCTTTGGTGGCGGAGCTGAACAAGCGCGACTACATCGCTGGTGTGAAGAGCGATGTGCTTGGCGCGAATGGTCAGTATGGCGCCTCCAACTTTGCCCTGGTTTCCGGCACTGCTGACTTCCGCATCCAGCGGAAGGAGAACGAGAAGCTCTTTGCGACCAGCGCCGCAATGGGTGGCCCGAACGAGGCGCTGGCCAAGTTGGCTGACGCAACCTCGTCGGTGTATCAGCAGTTCCCAGGCTTTGCGTCGGCCATTGAAACAGCAAAGTTGGCCCTATCAGGTCTGGCTGCTGCGGCTGGCGCGGCTGGTCTGGCCGGGCTGTTGATGGGGGGGCGGAGCGGCGCTGCAGGCAAGATCGGATCGACTGCTATGACCGCAGCCAAAGGCCTGATAGGGGTCGGTGGCATGGCCGGGCCAGCCCTTGGTCTTGCCACAGCAGGCGCAGTGGGCTACGGTGCCGGCTCGTTGCTGTATCGCGGTATTGAGGGAACCGGCGCGGCAGATGCTATTGGCGGCGGGGTTGCCAAGCTGCTCGCACTGCTGGGCAATGACGACGCCAAGGCAGCCGTGGCCGCCCGTGAGAAGTACGACAGCCAGATGGCGGCCGAACGCGCCGCGCTGACCGCGCAGACCAATGCGCTGTCCGATCTGGCGAAGCGTCCGATCAAGCTGTATATCAATGAACGTGAGATTGCCGCCTCAGTGGACAACGTCCTCGACTTCAAGGCGCGGAGGAACTGAGCATGTCCTGGAAGAAAAGCCTGGTCGATGCCAGCTACCGTGGCGTGAGGTTCGATGTGCAGACCGTGAACCGCGCCGGATCTCGTGCCATCGCGGCCAACGAATACCCCTACGCCGCCGGCGCCGAGCTGAACGACCTGAACCTGAAGGCGCGGCGTTTTCGTGTGAAGGCCATTGTCTGGGGCGACAACTATGAGGCGGACCTCAAGCGACTGATCGACGCCCTGGAGGCGCCCGGGGTGGGCGATCTGGTGCACCCGGTACACGGCGTGGTGAAGGTGATGCCTGAGAGCTGGGATGATGATCACGAAGCCGACCTGGTGGACGGCGCGGTGGTGAACATCAACTTCATCGAGCACAGCGCGCGCGAGGCCATCTTCGGTGCCAACTCGGCATCTGCCAAGGCGGATACGGTGTCTGCCAAGGCTTCTGATGCACGGGCGGTGGCCGACGATGCGCTGGTGCGGCGCGTGCTGCAGGCGCAGGACGGGTCGCTTCTGCGCTTGACGGTGCTGAAAGACAGTTTCAACCAGGCCAGAGGCGGCCTGCAACGGCTGCTGAACACAAGCGGTCTGCGCGCCGTGCAGAGCGATCTGGACCCGGTTTTGAATCCGCGTGCCTATGTGGCCGACCTCGGGGCGGTGGTCGACCGCTCTCTGCAGGGGCTGCCGTTTGGTGGGCGCAACCTGGCCTTTGACAAGAGCAGCGGCGCGCAGGTGACCACCGGCTCCGGTATGGCTGACTTCAATACGGCCTCCAAGCTGCTCGATCCTAAAACGGTGACAGTCACTCCCAGTGTGGTTGTGCCTGATGCCGCCATGCGGGCAGACACCGCCACCGTGCAGGCCCACGCTCAGGTGCACGCCGCCAGCGCAATGGCCGAGTGCGCTGTGATCGTTCTGATCGGAGAGCTGGATCTGGTGCTGTTGGATCGGACGGACATCGAGGCTCTGGTGAACCGTGTGCGCACCGCAATTCAGGTTGCGATCGACAGCGCACGTGCCGCCCTGGACGCTGAGGGTCGTGGCCAGGTGAGCGGTGCCTTGGGTGCGCTGGCCTTCGCCGTGCAGGAGGCCGGCCTAGCCGTCATCAACCAGCGCCCGCCTCTGGTGAGCAAAACGAGCCAGATCAGCGGCCCGTTGCGGCTGCTGGCACACCAGCTGTACGGAGATGCTGCACGTGCGACCGAGATCAGCCGCCTCAACGGTCGGGGGCGGCGACTGTTTGTGGAACGCGGAGAGGTGCTGAATGTCTACTCGGTCTGACGATCTGGAGCTGCGGATCGGCGGCCGCGTGCACCACGGCTGGATGGACTATGAGATCGACAGCGATCTGCTGACACCCGCCGATGCCTGGAGCGTGCATCTGTCGCAGCCGGTGATAGACCTGCCCGCCGAAGTAGTGGAAGGCGCGCCTGTGGAGGTTCGCATGGGCGGCGAGACGGTGCTCAAAGGGATTCTCGATGAGCGGGTGCTGTCCGTTTCGGAAAGCCAGCATGACTTGAAGTTGAACGGGCGCGACATGGCGGGCGTGCTGCTGGACTGCTCGGCGCCGATCTTCAGCCGCGCACAAATCACGCTGGAAGATGTCATTGTCAAGATCGTCCGACCGCTGGGGATCAAACGCATCCGCATTGAGGCCGGTGGTTTCGGCTTGCGGGAGAAGGTGAATACCGAGCCGGGTGATACGGCCTGGGACGCCCTGCGCCGCGCGGCCGAAGCCAATGGGCTGTGGCCCTGGTTTGAGCCCGACGGCACCCTGGTGGTGGGCGGGCCGCAGTACGACCTTCCGCCGGTGGCCACGCTGGTGCTGCGTGCCGATGGCAAGGGCAACAACGTCCTCAGCCTGAGTGAGCGTCGCAGCATTGTGGAGCGTTTCAGTGAAGTGACCGTGTTCGGGCAGAGTACTGCCTCCGGCCTGGATGGCGGCGAACGGGACGGACGAAACAACATCAAGTCCACGGTGATCGATGACGGTTTGATCGCCTATAGGCCGAAGGTGGTGGTCGACCACGAGGCCGTCAATACCGAAATCGCGCGCGCCCGCGGCCGCAAGGTCATCAGCGATTCGCGTCTTAAAGCTTATACGCTGCCTGCCTTGGTCCCCGGCCATCGGACGGACGGCGGCGTTCTGTGGAAGCCGGGCCAGCGGGTGGTTGTGAAGAGCGACCCGCACAAGCTGGATGGGGTGTACTTCATCATCGCCCGGCGCTTCACGTGCGATCGGGTCAACGGCCGCCGGACGCTGCTCACCCTGAAGGAAGACGGCGTGTGGGTTCTTGACGCCCACCCCAGCAAGCGCCGCCACCGTCGCGGGAAAAACGATCTGCCAGGCAAGATCATCGACCTGTCCAGCGGAGGTGACTCGTGATCGAGCACATGCGCCGCGAGATCCAGCGGGCGTTGGCTGGCACGCGCACAGCCATGCGCGCAGTGCTCAAGGGCAGCATGACGCTTGGAACGCGTGTGCAGCGCCTGAACGCGGAGGCCCTGGCCGGCGAGATCCTGCAGGACGTGGAGTTGATGCAGCAGTTCGGCTTTGTGTCCGGCCTGCCAGAGGGAACTCAGCTCATCGTGATCCCGTTGGGTGGCCGCACCAGCGCCGCTGTAGTGGTGGCCAGCGAGCACGGGAGCTACCGGTTCAAGGTGGACCACGACGGTGAGGCTGCGGTTTACAACCAATGGGGTGACTCGGTCCACCTTAAGAAGGACCGCAGCATTCGTGTGACTGCCGAGGCGAAGGTGGTCCTGGATACGCCGCTCACGGAGATGACTGGCGACCTGAGTGTGGCAGGCAGCATCAGCAGCGGGGCTGACATCACCGCCGCGGGCGATGTTTCTGACCAAGGCGGCACGAAGACGATGGCGGGCATGCGTGACACCTTCAACGGACACACCCAGCCCGTGTCGGGCGGCATCGCGCAGCCCCCTGGGAGCGGCATGTAATGGACGCGCTCATCAACCCCTACACCGGCGACTACGAGGGCGATGACAACCGCCCCGGCGACCTGGCGCGCGACCCGGCAAACGGGCTGATGAATGCTGCTTACCTGCGCCTGATGACGCCGCTGGGAAGCTGGTTCGGCGATGCCACGCTGGGCTCACGTCTGCACGAGCTTGAGCGCGAGAAAGACATGGACCGCGTGGAGCGCCTGGTGCAGCAGTACGCGGCGGCGGCGCTCAAGCCGCTTCTGGACGACGGCCGGGCCAGATCCATCGACGTGCGCACGCAGCGCCAGGGCAATGGACGCATGGCCTTGGCCATTGAGCTGGTGGACGCCCAGGGCGTGAAGAGCACGTTTGAGATGCCCGTGAAAGTAGCTTGAAAAGGTCTTGAAGATGGATTTCCAGACGTTCGACCAGATCCGCAACCGCTATCTGCAGGCGGTGCTGAACCAGAACCCCGCGGCGGCCGTTGGCCCCGATAGCGATCATTTTGTTCGCGCCACCGGGATTGCCACCGTGGTGGAGGAGCTCTACTCCAAGCTGGCGTGGGTGTTCCGTCAGGCCTATCCGGATCTGGCCGATGACGACAACATGGAGAAGATGGCCAACGAGCGCGGCCTGACCCGCAAGCCAGCAGCTGCGGCGGCAGGCACGGTCCGGTTCAACGGCACTGCCGGTGTATCGATTCCTTCCGGTCAGCAGGTGGCAACGGCCCAAGGGGTGGTTTTCTCAGCAACGCAGGCCGCCACGGTGGGCGTTGGGGGCACGGTAGATGTAAGCGCTGCCGCCGTGGTGGCCGGTGCTTCCGGCAACCTGAGTGCAAACACCCCGGCCACGGTGAGTGCGCCACCGGCCGGCATTGCCAGCGCTGCCACCATTCTCACCATGACGGGCGGCGACGACGTGGAGAGTTATGACAGTCTGCTGCTGCGGCTGCTGTTGGATTTGAGTGAAGAGGCGCAAGGCGGCAATGACACAGACTACGAGCGCTGGGCGCGAAGCGTACCCGGTGTGGCCCGTGCGTATGTGTTTCCGCTGCGCCGGGGCGTTGGCACGGTGGACGTTGTACCCATGCCGGCAAGTGGGCTGCCCAGTGCGCCGTTGCTGGCTAGCGTGCAAGCCGTTCTGGATGAAAAGCGTCCCACCGGCATGCTGCCCGTCTATGGCGTGATGGCGCTCGCGCCCACACCGGTTTATGCCAACGTCACCGCTGTGCTTCAGCTGGCTGCCGGCTACACATTGGCGACGGTGCAGCCACTGGTTGAGGCCGCCATCGCCTCGGTGTTTGCGCAACTCGAACCCGGTCAGACGCTGAACCGTAACCAGCTGATCAAGGCCATCCTCAACGTGCCTGGTGTGACTGACGTCACGCTGTCGGCACCGGCAGGCAACGTGACATGCTTGGTCAACGCGTCGGCACTTGAGCTGATCATGCTCGGCGCTCTCTCCATCACCACCTGACATGCAGACCCAAGAAGCGCTCCTATCCTGCCTGCCACCGCTGGCCTATGACAGATCCGCTCCAGGCGTGCGGGCTGAAGTGGCAGCCGCAGCTGCGGTGCTGGATGAGGCTGCGGGGCTGATGGATGTGGTGCTCGATGAGCATCAACCAGGCAAAGCCATTCTGTCGCTCCCCGATTGGGAACGCAACCACGGCCTGCCGGACTCCTGCAGCGGTGGCGCAGCGGCGCCTGTCGATGTGCGGCGCTCGAACTTGCTGGAGCGCCGCATCGGCCGCGGCAATCTGTCACGCCCCTACTTCATCGACAAGGCAGCACGGCTGGGCTATCCGGGGTGCACCATCACCGAGTATGGGCCCGTAACGTGTGCTGATCCCTGCGACAGCCCTGTCAATGGCATCGAGTTCGTGAACTTGTGGAAGCTCAACGTGCCGGTACCTACCGCGGTCAGCTTCATGACCTGCCAGTCGCCTTGCGATTCAGCCTTGTCCAGCTGGGGCAACGCTCAGCTGGAGTGCGTCATATCCAAGCGCAAACCAGCTCACACCAAAGTCCTCTTCGGCTACGCAACCTAAACAGGGACCATCGCTATGGATTTCATTCAATCGAGCAACAAGCATAACGACAAGTTCGGCCCCGGCCGGCACGGCTTCAGCGCGGGTAATCCGTCCGGCGGCATTCTGGCGACTTTCTTGACGCCTGAGTTCTGCGACGACGTGATGATGGAGTTCATCAACCTCATCGAGGGTGGCGGAGTGACTCCTACCGCCGGACAGCGAAACCAGGCGCTGCTGTCTGTCCAGGCCATGATCAGCAACGCCATCGCAGCCGCGTTCGGCAAGGACTACAAGGACAGCGTGCGAGCTGCCACCACGGCGCCGATCAACCTGGCCGCTCCGGGCGCGACCATTGACGACGTAGCGATGGTCGCTGGTGATCGCTTCCTGGACAAAGACAACGCCAATGGTGTCTTGCGTGGCATCTACATCTGGAACGG